CGACAGTTGCTCAGCTACAAACTGTTGCGAATTGGTCCAAGGTTTATCAAGACAAGAATCTTGGAATTGCCAGGGCTACCGTTGTCTCCAATTACGACTAGAGGTAACTAACCATGGCATCTATCTTTGAAGCAACCGCCGGGAAATTAGTTGGACCAACTATTGGTACAACTGTTACCCAGGCCACTAGCAAGGCGACCACTGTTATCGCTAACGCGGCATCTGGTCAGATCACACTAAACAACGCAGCTTTGGCGGCTGCTGCTGAAGTTTCTTTCACAGTTACTAACAGCGAAGTCGCTGCAACTGATGTTGTTGTTGTGTGTCATGGCAGTGCAGGAACTGCTGGGAGCTATCTAGCTCAAGCCAACACCATTGCAGCAGGATCTTTCAAGATCACTGTGGCAAACCTGTCTGCTGGCTCATTATCTGAGGCTATTGTCCTCAACTTTGTCGCTCTGAAAGGCGCATCTTCCTAATGGGAATGTTCGCTTTTAGGCGAGCACGGGAAAGAGAGGCCGCTGTTTTGGTGGCCTCTATTCCTGCTGCAAAGCCAAAACGTAAACGTAAACCAAAGGCATCAACTGATGGCAATAGCAATAGTCGCGACAGCGGGAGCAGCGAACGCAAACAGCTACATCACGCTGAGTGACGCTAATGACATCGTTCAAGGTTTACCGCCTAACGATGATGTGACCTCCTGGGAAGCGGGTTCGACTTCTGATGATTACAGAAACCGAGCACTTTATACAGCGGCCTTAAGACTTGACCGCGAAAGATTTTTAGGTGCAAGAGCTACTGACACTCAAGTAATGCAATGGCCAAGAACTGGTGTTAGGAAGCCTGACAGCTATATCAATACATATGCAACTGGGTTTCCTTTCAGGATTACTACTGACTATTACACCGACACAGAAATCCCTGATGTTGTCAAAAAAGCTCAAGTTGAGTTAGCTGTCTATTTGCAGAACAATACAGACGGTATTGGTCTTAGTGGTTTAGAAGATTATCAGTCAGTTTCTGTTGGAGGTCTTTCTGTTAGTCCTAATTCATTCGGTGCAGTTGGAGCTGATCGAGTACCACCAATGTTTGAACGTTATTTAAGAGGCATTAGAATCAGTGGACCCGGTAACGTATCCATCAAACGGAGCTAACGCATGAATTACGCCGATCCAGATTATGCAGTAGGAGGTGAAGTCATCACTGACACTGCCGCTCATACAGGACGCTTTAAGCGTGTTGATTTTTATGAAGAAACTCAAATTAGTGCAATGAGTTCTAATTTGACTGGCAATTCAATCGCTAGTGAGACAGTTGCAGCGGGTACAACTATTTACGGAAACATCACAAGCATTACGCTCACCAGTGGAGCCTGTGTTGCTTATCGGATCTAATGCCTCTTTCATCATCGTTACGTAAAGCGTCTAAGAAAGCGATTTCTGGACTAGGGGGGAATGTGACCATTCGCCGTGTAACGACTGGTGCCTATAACACAACAACGGGGGCAATCGGTGAAACGACAAGTGATACGACGGTCAAGGGTCTTGTTCAAGATATCAACGCAAGAGAGGTAACGGAACTCATTCAGGCTGACGACCGGAAACTCATCATTGCCGCTTCGACTTTGACCTATACGCCTTCCACCGCCGATAGGGTCATTATTGGGAGTGTTATTCATCAGATTATTAGTATTAAGACCGTCGAACAGGCGAATACCGCAATTACTTATGAGTTGGTGTTAAGGGCATGACTAGAAACGTCCCTCCCGAAAAGATTGGTGAGTATATGGAAGAGAGGCTTAATGTCTTGCTTCATACTTGCGTATTGGAGAGCGACGCAAGGTTGAAATTGGCAACGCCTGTTGCTGTAGGTCGAATGAGAAATGCTTGGACTATTAGTCAAAATAGTCCTTTTAATACTACAGCGGATTTAGGAGCAACGGAAGATAAGCAACCTGCGAAAGTTTATGCAGATCCAACAAGTGTTGCGGTGAGAATTAACAGAACAGCGCAACGATATTCAAATTATTCGAGAGGTCAAGAAAAGGTTGGTAATCAATATTTTATTTCTAATAATGTCACTTATGCGGAACCAATCGCTTACGGAACAGGTTTACCACGGTCTTGGGGTGGTAAATACAGAAGTATTCAGACGACACCTGGTTACCCTGACCTAATCGCAAAGACCATGGAACGTTGGCTTGAGCGAGAATGGAAAAGAATGACAGTGAGGGATGACTGATGGCTGCTACTGATTTAAATGCCGTTAGAGCGATAATTGAATCCCGATTGGCTACTGAATTAGCGTCAAGCCCTGTTATTCCTGTCGCTTTTCATAATATGCCTTATACACCAACGCCTGGGAGTAGTTGGTGTCAGTGTCTAGTCAGTTTTGCAGGCAGCTCTTTTGAAACGATGGATTCAGTAAATTTAATTACGGGAGTTGTCTTAATAAATATTTTTTCAGCGGCAGGTGTTGGCGCAGGTGCAAACTTGACCATCGGCAAACGTATAAGAGACCTATATAATCGGATTAATGTTTCGGGAGTCCGTTTTGATTCCCCAACCGGCCCCGAAGTGATTGCATCTGCAAATCCTGAGGGATATTTCCAAACTCAGGTGCGTTGCACCTTTGAAACCTTCGAGGAACTCTAACTATGTCTACTTTTTACAAAGGGGAGCAAGGCTCCGTCAAATTCGATGATGACGGGTCCAGTCCTGCCGCTATCGCAAGCACAACATCATGGTCATTAACCATTGATAAAGATGCACTAGAAACATCTGCAATGGGAGACACTTTCAAAGGACACATTGGTGGAATGCCTGGTGGCTCAGGATCCATTGAATTGCTTTATACAGGCACCTCTGGAGACGAGACCAACGCCTTCATTGAATATGTTAATGCTGCAACCGATGCAGGTACAGCAGCTTTTGAACTTTATACAGAAGGCTCGAAGAAGATCACTTTTGATGGTGTAATGACTTCTACAGAGTATGGAGCGACTATAGGAGAAATTCAAAAGGTAACTTGTAGTTTCGTCACTAATGGCACGATTGCGCTGAGTATCTAATATGTGAGCCAACCCCACCAGCTTGCATTGATGTCTACTCTTAAGAAGCAAAAGACCGTGGATTTGATTTGCGGTTCTTTTGATTTGAATGATCGCCGTAAATTTGACCTAAAGAAAGAAGATGGAACGGTCATTGTTGAATTGTTCTTTAAGCCTATAACTAGATCTGATCGGCTTCGCGCTATGGAGAGAGCTGAGTCAGATGATGCATTGCTCCTTAGTACTCAAATGCTCTGTCAGATGGCCGAGCTTGAGGACGGGACTAAAGCCTTCGCGATGGCTGATGTCCCGAAACTGCAAAGAGAACTGCCTGAGTCTGTTCTAAATGAGGTTGAGCTTTTCCTTCATGGTTTAGGTGGAGACGTTGAAATAGCAGAAGCAAAAAACGATTAGAGCAGGACAACTGGCTCTATTTTGAGTTTATTTTGGCCTGCGATTTAGGTAAAACTGTGTCGCAATTGAGGACTGAATTGACAGAAGCCGAATTCGTACATTTTGCTGCTCTTTATGAGATAAAGAATGAGAGGGCGAAGCGAGAAATGGAGAGATCGCGTAGGAATAGGTAGACTTGTCTCAAGTGTGGTAATGCTGTGGCTGAATCAAATATTAGGTTTAGAGTTGATGCGCGGGAGGCTTTGCGGCAGATCCGTGAGATGTCTTCGGCTTCCGGTCGTTTGGCAGGATCCGTCGCTCAGGCCTCAACGAAATTAGGTGGATTGCAGGGGATAATAGGAAGACTGGCAATAGCTGCGACTACAAGATCAATTGTCAATCAAGCGGCTTCTTATCAACAGTTGCAGTTAAGAGTCAAATTATTAAGTCAGAGATATGGAGAGACTGCCAGATTGCAGGCTTTTGCTGCTACGACGGCAAGAAAATTTGGGATGAGTAGCCGAGAGGCATTGTCAGGCGTTACCGATTTATATGCTCGTTTAAGGCCGATGAATATTGCCCTGGAAGATATCCAGACGGCATTTACGGGTTTTAATACTGTTGCGAGGTTATCTGGCTTGAGTTCAGCTCAGGCAGCAGGAGCCTTCTTCCAGTTATCACAGGCTTTAGGCTCGGGTCGTTTACAAGGTGATGAATTTAGGAGTATTGCGGAACAAGTCCCTGGATTGCTTACTGCGGTTGCGAAAACGACAGGGATAGCTCAGCAGAAATTAAAGGAATATGCATCTCAAGGAAAACTAACTTCTGACATCATCATCAAATCTCTACGGTCTGCCGAGGAAGAAGGCGGATCAAGCTTGAAAGCTTTAATTGAGCAATCCCCTGTCCAGAAATTTAAAGATTTCCAGATTGCAATTGAAGAGCTATCTATCTCTGTCGGTGAAAAACTAGTTCCAGCAGTGACACCATTAGTAAAGACATTGACCTTTATGGTCAAAGTATTGGGGGCGTTCCCAGGTCCGATTAAGGCTGTTGTTGCAGGAGTCATGGGGCTTGCAACAGCCGCTGCAATTGCAGGTCCGGTAATAGGTGTATTGATAACGAGGATCAAGGCAATGACTATTGCTTTGAATACTCAGAACGGGGCTTTGCTTATCGGTAAGATTCTAATGGCTGGCCCTTATGTAGCAGCAGCAGCAGCGGTTGGCGTGTCTATTTGGGGCATTCATAAGGCGTTAACTAGCGCGAATAATGAGCATGCTCGATATAACAAGCTTCTTCAAGAAGGAACAGAGGAGGCTAGAGAAAATGAAATAGCCAACTTAAGAAATGCTATCGCATTAAAAGAAAGATTTTTAGCCAGCCGTGGCGCTCAGAAATCTGGAGGAACAAAAAAGGCGCAGGAAGACATAGAGGCACTAAGAAGGAGAATAAAGGACTTACGAGAGGAGATTTGGAAGAAGAACGGAGCACTGAAAGAATCAAAAGACAACTGGGATGATGTAAAGAAAGCAGCAGGTGGATATAAGAAAAAGTTAGAGGAACTTACAAAGATCAGTACTCAGATAAAAGCAGGAGCAGAAGCTATAGGAGATAGTTTTAAATCCTCTTTCAAAGGTCTTATTACTGGAGCGATGTCTGCACAACAGGCCCTTGCCAATTTCTTTAAAAGAATCGCTGATCATTTTGCAGATATGGCAGCAGAGATGGCTGCAACTGCACTGAAATATGCAATTGTGAATACTTTATTTAAGGCTTTTGCCGGTGGTGGCGGTGTAAACCTACCCAAGACAGGTGGAAATACTGGAGTTCATGGTAACTGGATAGAGTCAGGTGCCGAAGATTGGGGATTTAGCAAAAAGGCCGCTGGTGGTTATGTAGATAAACCTGAACTTTCACTGATCGGTGAAGGCGGTCAGGGGGAATATGTCATTCCTGAAAGAGAGATGTCTTCAGCTTTAGCCCGTTACTCACAAGGCGCAAGAGGTGAAGCAGTGCTTGCAGGTGGAGCGCCCGACGATTCAGCAGAGGGTGGAGTCGCTACTGCAACAAGTCCTATTGATGTTCGCTTTACCTCCGAGCGTATTAATTCAATAGACTATGTAACCTTTGATCAGTTCCAAGCTGGTGTTGCAGCCGCAGCGCAACAAGGAGCAAAACAAGGAGAAATAGCAACTTTGAAACGGTTGAAAACTAGCCCTAGCACTAGAAGAGGTTTAGGAATTTAATGGGAAATACGATCCCCATAACTCCAACAACAGCGTCAAAAGAGCTGGCAGTTGGTCATTTTGTGACACTTCACGATTACAAAAGTACAACCGTTACAGATAAGCATCGTTTTCAGAATTTTCATATAGGCGAGATAGTGGAATACACCCCTACAGGCAGCACAACTAAAGAGAGATATCTTTTCCTTCCTTTTGGTTTTTCCGGTGTGACGATTAGTACGGACGGATCAGGTACAGATGCAGACTTGATTTTTCCTAGTAATGATTTGGCTCGGAGTTGGGCTGCTGATGCTGTAGAAGGTCGTTGGACTGCTGAAGTGAAAACGATGTTGGTAGATCCCGCTGATAGAACAACGTTTGGGACAGCACCTTTAGGGACCTTCTGGGGTCAAGTTTCGTCTGGAGGATTTGATGATACGAAACTAAAACTTACCTTGAGTTCAGTTATTGATGCTGTTGGAGCGGCTTTCCCTCAAAGACGATTAACTCCTTCTTTAGTAGGGAGTTTGCCTACAACTAGTAATGTCCGCATGCAGTGATCTCATCGGAATGCCCTATGAATTAGGGGCAGACGGTACAAATGGAAAGATTGATTGTATTCATTTGTGTTATGTCGTTTGGAAAGAATATGAGATTAAATCACCTCCGTTTAATCCTCAATGGTATGGGGCTACAAGATGGCGAGTTGGTAGAGATCTTTTGAAATGGGGGTACAGAGTTCCCGAACCTAGGTACGATGGTGACATTGTTTTAGTACCGCAAGACTCATGGGCGTTCGCGGTGATGTGGGAGGGAGGAATTCTGTATCTGAATCCGTATTTAGAAAAGGTGCAATGGTCTCAGGTGCAAGGGTTTATGACGCTCCCTTGCTTCCGTTCGAAAGACAGCTTATTGACGCAATAGGTTCAACTGAAGAGGAGTATCGATATTTTGTAGCGGAGACTATTTGGAAGGGTCGTATTAGACCAGCGAGTTATGAAAATATTCCTGATATACAAAATACTCTTGTAGGTGAAGCAGGTGCATTGACCTTATTAGGTCAAATTGTTGTTGGGGTCACGTTAACTGCCATAGGTATTTTATTAACACCTAAACCCAGGCAACCTAAGCAGATAAAAGGACAAAGGGCAGATGATATTAATAATGCAGGAAGATTTACTCCAACACATGGGTTTGATACTTTAAGTGAAATAGCTGACTATGGATCACCTATCCCAATCATTTTTGGTAGATATAGAAGTGATGATAAGGACGGAGGGATGCTAGTTACTCCTAGACTTGTCTGGTCTCAGATGAAGAGTTTAGGTAGACAACAACTTGCGAAATTGATGTTTGTAGTAGGGGAACAGGGTGCTCCTCAAGAGACTTATAAAGGGATAAAGAAACCAGACGTTGCTGGGATTTTTATAGGCAATAATCAATTAGTAGGTACACCTGAATCTCAGTTTGCTTTTTACTGGAAACGAAGCACAATTCCGACAACAGGTAGACAACAATTTAGGATTCATACAGAGAATAAAGCTTATGGGACTTGTAATCCATACGTAGATGGACAAAATAGCGACAATGCTAATGATGATATTTTATTAGTTACAACAGGGAATGCTGCAAAGGAAGAAGGTTTTTCTTCTGCACATTCACCTTCTAATACAGCTCAATTTGGATGTTATTCACCTATTAGAAATGGGACCCCACTAAAATTAAACTGGCGCGTTATCCCTATTCCTCATGTTTTGGATCGCAATGACGATGATCCAAAACCTTATCGTCTGGGATATGGAAGATGGAAAATAGCAGGCAGTAAGGGTGTTTTTACTCAAGTTACGTTATCAGATGGCACAAAAGTAGACAGGATTGATTATCAAAAAAGACAGGCTCATAATGACGGTAAAGGTAAACCAGAGAGGAATGGAATGCCAGGGTTGGGACGGCTTTATTCTTGTCGGATGGGAATTCTAAAATATAGACAAAAGACAGGTGATTCTAGTTCAGGTCCAACATTTGGTGCATGGCAGGAATCAAGAAGAACTGCTGATCCAGGGAATGGTCTATGGGTTCCAAGGAGAACAATTACTGGAGTTAAGAGAGGAGATCAGATCTTGTTTGTAATAAGAAAAGGGACTGAACAAATTGGGAAAATTTATTTTGACAACAAGGGGGCAACTGTTGATGATATCAATTCAAAGGTGAATACTTTTAGGAAGCAGGCTGATGATGCTATGCAGTTAGGAGAGGAATTCCAAATTGGTAGATGTTTGTGGAAAGTAACTAATAGGACCCTTGATATATGGAAAGTAGGTGATCCAGAGTCTGATGATAACGGTGTAAATGCCAGTACTGATCAAGAGATTACTCTTGAATGTATAGATCATAATCAAGGGCTAAATAACACTGTAGGTCTTGTTGCTCTTGCTCTCATTGCTCCAACACGTACAGGTGCTGCAAGTATTCCAAATTTAAGAAAACAAGATGGGTCTGCGAGAAGGAACTGGACGGCGGATGGGTTGGGCTCAGGTTCATCAGGTAAACACCCTGGACCGCTTGATGGAACTGGATTTATAGGAGACGACCCTCAATTTGGAACAGTGCCAGGCACTTCATGGTATCCCTTGTTGAAGATAGAAAAGGCAATTGTTCGTAATAGTAGACCCTGTAGTTGCACTGAGATTGGTTTTAAAAGTATTGTCTATCAGCAACTAAATGGTCTTTGTAACTTTCAATCTATTCCAACTATCGGTGAGCTAAAGGATACAGATCATATAGGAGTAAGGATGGAAAGTGGCTTTAATAGTTCTTATATCAGGAGAGCCTCTTGTTTTGAAGTTAGATGGAGAATTGCAGGAAGTAGTGAGGATTCTTGGGGGGGATGGTCGAGGCTGGACGCAGATCTCCGATTTGTGATAATCGGCTCAGAGAATGTTGCTCAATATCATTTTCTAAAATTTCAACATAAAGGAACTCTTGTTAATAAGAAAATAGAATTTCAGATTTGCCCTTTAAATGGCGGTGATATGCGAAAACTTGCCGACACCGCAAAATTCTATTTATTACGTGCTAGGTCTTTATCCAAGTCTGATAATAATGCTCTTCAAAGTCGTGATCTTACCAACTTCAAAGTTCATTATCATGGAGAAATAGTTGAGAAGAGTTATATTAAAAACAATCCAGAATTTTATAGTAGACCAAGCGTTACAACCACAGGAGGAGGTTCTTCTGGTGATCCAACGGAAATAACTAAGCAGTCTTTCTGGGCAGAAAGAAATGCAGGTAAACAAGAAGTTAAGTATATAAAAGAATTAGAATTCGCTCCTTTCAATGGTAAGGGTGCAAGTCAAAAGACTTCAGGGAATACGAATTGGCACACCGGAGGTTATGGGGCGTGGCAATGGGAAATGTTCGGAACAGCGAATGGAGGGGTCTCTCCTGATGGACTTAATGTACAGAAGATTCAATCAAATCCAGACACTTATAGGGTAACGGAAGAATTCGAAGCGAGTGAGAAACCTGTAAGAATAAGATTTACTGTTAAGAGATTAAAGACAGGAGCTTCGGGAGATAAAGAATATTTTTGGTGGGTTATTAATGATAATTGGAGATGGCAGAATGAAAGTACTAATAATATTAATGGGGTTGTCCCTGTTCGCGATGGTGATCAAGATTTAAATCAAGGATGGTCTATTAATAACCTTATTAGTATTGTGAAATCAGTTGCTTCTGGTAATCCTTGGAAAGATTCCAGAACTCATGCAAGAGTTAAAGTGAAAGTAACAGATGTTTCAACGAACATGGGAATTGTTCAAGGAAAAAGATTTGGCTTTAATTATGAGATATTTGGAAATGTCACTAGTGCCACTAAAACAGTTGCTATGGTTATTAATAGTAGTAATAGCAATCTGGGAAGCGGTAAAACTATTAAGCTTAAATTCAAAGGAAAAAGACAATTACTTCAAAGTCATTGGTCAGGAGAAACCAAGGCTTGGGTTTTAGATGAAGTTGAAGTTGACGATTCACAAGATCCTGCAGGTAACTGGTCAAAGGGGAATGAATTTATTGTTAAAGAAGGTATAACCAGTGACAATCCTTTTAGAAATGCTGGGAGTGGAAAGGTAGGAGTGGTTTTAAAAGTAGACAATACTGAGGAGACACCTACGGTTACTGTTATAGAGGGTAATAGACTATTTGAAGGGCATACTCAGTATTCTGATATGACTCTGTTT